AGATTCAGCAAAAGGAGTAAAAAGAGTAACAGAAATGTATTTAGTAAATGCAAATTCTGTAACCCATGCGGAAGCAATGGTAACAAAAGACTTTGAAGGAGATGGAGTTGACTTTGAAGTTAAAGCAGTATCCAATTCCAAGATTATTAAAGTAATCGAAAACAACTAAAAATTAAATAATAACTAAAAATTAAAAAATGGCAAATTCAGTAAAATATCACGTAGGTGATAAAGTAGTAGTCAGAACTAAGTATTATAAATCTGATGAATCAAAGTTACAAGTAGCATTAGTAACAAATATTAATCCTTCAGGAAAATTAAATAAACGAACATATGATGTTAGGACCGAAGCTGGTTCTGGTATGATACAATTATCAGTTGATGATAAAAAATCAAATCAAACTATTGTATCATCAATTACCGAAGCATGGATAGCTAATGGTGGTACTAACAATATGTTTATTCATAAGAAACATGGTCATACAAGAGCTAATTTTGCAAAAGATATAAAGTTAAGAGCAGATGGTGAAGAAATGGATAGTGATTCAATGGTATTAGGTCATTATGAAAAATATAATAATTTTGTATTTCCAACTCAAGGACCAAGATCGTTTTAATATGAGAGAAGAGATTAAAAAAGCTAGACTTAAAACAAAAGTACTTAAACAATATCCAGATGCAAAAACTGTATTTACAGATACTGGGATACAAATTATGTCTGGTGATATATTTATTGCTGAAGAGTTTTACTTGCCTGTAACAGATTCTGAAGACCAAGCTTGGGAATATGCAGCATTAGCATGTAAAACATCTCAACAATTTAATAGAACTCATCCATCAAGAATGAGCCTATCAGATATTGAAAGTAAAATAAATAGGATTAATCGAAGAAGAGGTCCTAGAGGTAAACGTAAAATTAAAAGGTAATTAATTATGGCAAATGAAAAAGATCAAGTAATAGATCAAAAAGAAGAACTTGTAGAAGTTCAAGAAACGTCGGAAGCTACTGAAGTAGTTACTGAACAAAAATCTGAAACACCAGGTGAACAGCCAATGGAACCTGTTGAAGGATATGTAGATGATTTTCCTGTAACAGAAGAAGCTTTAGGAGATTTGGATAGCAAATATCTTCGCGAAGATCCAATGGTAGTAGGTTATAGAAATTTAGAAGAAATGGAAATTGTTTATGATTTTGTTGCTTCTAATTTTGATGCAACTCAAGAATCCATTTTAGATGTAGGTTGTGGTAGAGGAGATTTTTTAACTCATATTCAAACAATATATCAATCTGATATTAAATATCATGGTATTGATATGAATAAAGTTTTAATTGGAGTTGCAAAAGAAATGAATCCAACCGCAGCATTTACAGCAACCAATCTATTTAAACTAGACGGTAATTATGCATCAGATTGGGTAATTAACATTGGTGGATTATCAATTATGTATGAACCTGTTACAGGTGAATTCAATCAAATGGATGCATTAAATAATACTGTTGCAAAAATGCTTGAATTAGCAGATACTGGTATTGTAATATCATTACTAAGTGCAAATGCACAAGATGCATATGATGAGCAATATCTAGCATATGATCCAGTAGAAGTCCTAGACTGGGCATTAAATGAATATGGACAATTAGGAGGAAATGTAAGAATAGATCATAGTATTGCAGATTCCTTATTTACATTAACAATATATAAATAAACAGACATGAGTGTAAACTTAACAGCGGCGCATGATAGAAAAAAGACTCGCCACCTTGGAAAATATTGGTCATCAATTGACTTTGAATTAAAAGAAAGAGTTAATCCAGATGATTTTAAATACGCAAAAATGAAACCTGTAATAGGAGCGTTAGAAATTGGAGGTAAGAAATTTGATATGACATTTTCTGAACTTAATCAATTAATGAGAACATGTAGTGCAGCTATGGATCAAGCAGATAAAGCATATCGGTTAGGTAAATGGGGTGTAGCTAGATCGTAATGGGATTTCATAAACGATATATTGATGACAAACAAGTAATTGACATCTATAGAAATAATGGATGTCAAGCTGTCATTGATTGGTTCTCAAAAGGCGTGGACGCAGTTATATTATCAGGGCCATTAGCAAGTGAAGTTAATGATCTAATGAATATTCTAGAACATGATAAGGTACGAGGATGGAATAGAATTTCAGAAACGATATCTAAAGCTTCCATGAAAAGACAACGAAGTTAATATTTATATAAAAGGGTAGATATGGCAAAATTTGGAATGTATACAAAAGGTGCTACTGAAAGTCGCCATCATATTAGTACGGTTGATGTTCAGTCTAAACAAGAAGCGGAAGCATACTTTGCAGGTCGTAAACAAATGACGTTGGCACAATTTCATAACATATTTATTGTCAAAGAAATTAATAATAATAATTCTAAAAATTTATTACTAGGCTAGTGGAAATTGATAGTATACATATTGATGAACAAGATTTTGATATATTTTTAAATCTTAAATCTAAAGACAAAGTTGCATTTGTTTCAGATACCGTTTGTTATGGTATTGATGCTGCTATGTCTAAGTTACAAATATTTGAACCAGAAGACGAAATTGAATTCGAAGCAGATTTTGATATTGATGATAAGCCTACAAAAAAAGAACAAACAGTAAGTGAATCATTTCAAGATACTGTGTATGAAGAATTGATACATGATAGGCATAGAATGAATATTCTAATAATTAATAATGCTATTCATATGAATTCTTCAAGCTTATCATGGATAAGAAAAATGGTACTCAAATTATTTATGGATGGACATGTTATTATAAAAAATAAACATGCCAAGAAAATACCTGGAATAGACAAATTTCGCTATTATAGGTGTTATGATATTATTGGCCAAGTTCCACCAATTTGTTTGAGCTAACATATATATATTAAATAATCGAGTGATACTTTGCGGGTCGGTCGGTTATGTTAAAACAATGTTTAACAAAAATAAAATTATTTAAGGAGATTTATTATGGGAGAATTAACACTTTTTGGCACATCGCCATTCGACATCCTGTTCAGGGATTTTTACAAATCAGAAGCGGACTTTGCTCCGTTCAATCAAATCAGAGTCAATCATCCAGTAGATATATATGAAGCCAAAGGTGGCGTTAATATTGATATTGCATGTGTTGGTTTAACAAAAAAAGATATTGATCTTACTATTGAGGGAGATATCCTGCGTGTAGAATACAAAAAAGAAAAAGGTTCTGAAAGCGCAGAATACATTCAAAGAAATATCGCAAAACGATCATTTAACTTTGGGTGGAGAATTAGTAGAAGGTTTGATTTATCAAAACTAGATGCTAAATTACAAAATGGTTTACTTCATCTGTTTGCCCCGTTAACAGAAGATAACAAACCTAAAACGGTTACAATTAAGTAGAACAAATCACCGACCCGCATTCACCGGTTATAACCACCTTTAAAGAACTAATTACATATGTTACAAGTAGGACATTATATAGATTACAATAATAAGAAACTTATCATAAAACGAGCATTCAGATTAAATTCATTAAAACCTAATTTTGATACTAATATTATGAAACAATGGACTATGTCTGATACATTGTTGAAAAAAGATAATGTGTTATATTGTTGTGAGACTATTCAAGATGCGGAAATTATTTCCGAAGAATCATTAGGATAATTGAAAAATTTTCCTTATATTAATTATAAATTAACTAATAAAAATTGTATGAATAACAAAGTAAGACTAGGTTATGCTTGTGTTAATATGGGCTTAACTAATCGTAAAAAAAAGCATGGAGGTAAAGTCACTACCTCGAGGACAGCTAGAAAAGCAACTTGGCAATTAGGTTCAGATAATCCTAAAGACTGGGATTATGAATTGATAGGAGAGCGAGCATTGCTTAATGCAACTGATCTATTACATTATTTGAAATGGAATGAAGAACATGGTATTAGATTATTCCGTGTTGGTTCTGAATTGTTTCCATGGCATGATCATTATGAATTAAAAGATCTTCCTCAATTACCAGAAATATCTGAACGATTAATGGAGGCAGGTAATTATGCTCGTGCGCATGGTCATAGATTGACCACTCATCCAGGTCCATTTCATGTATTAGGTTCACCAACTCAACCAGTAGTAGAAAAATCTATTATAGGTTTAGAACGTCATTCTGAAATGTGGGATCTTATGGGATATGAACCATCATTTGAAAATAAGATAAATATTCATGTTGGAGGAGCATATGGTGATCATGCAGCTACAGCAAAAAGATGGATTAAAACTTGGCATCGATTATCTGATAGATTGAAAGCTAGATTAGTTCTTGAAAATGATGATAAACCATCCATGTGGTCAACTCGAATGTTATATGATTATTTCCATAAAGAAATAGGAATACCGATTACATTTGATTATCATCATCATAGATTCCACCCAGATGAATTAACCGAGCAAGAAGCTTTAGAATTAGCTCGATCGACTTGGCCAGAAGGAGTTACTCAATGTACTCATTATTCAGAATCAAGACGTAGAGAAAAAGAAGGTAGGTTAAGACAGTTATGTGAAAACAATAACATTAATTTTGAAGATCTTGATAATGAAGATGATTGGCCAACTTTTTCTAGATTGAAAAAGAAGTGGGCCAAGACTCGTGAAAATGCCCATTCAGATTATATCATTGATGATATTAATACATATGGATATGATTTAGATATTGTTGTAGAAGCAAAAGCCAAAGAATTGGCAGTATTGGGATGGAGAAATAAATATAAACAAGAAAAAAGGCCACAATTGGCCGAACTTAGTTAAAATATAATATATTATTATTATTAATATTATTAATTATTATATATTTATATTAAATATTTTTAAATATAATTATGCAAAAGCTAAGTCTAACCACCTAAAAAAAGGAGAAAAGTTATGAGTAATGTAAAAAATGCACCACAAGTTAAGATTCAACTTGATGAAGCGGATAATATGATTGGTATCTTACAAGATATTATTAGACGTGGAATGAAGATTGATCCTGCAGAAGCACAAAGAAGATTTACTGTTATAAGAGAAAAAATTAAATACGCTCAAGATAGCATACAAAACTAATTATGAAAAAAAGACTCTTTCCATTTCTAATAGGATTATCTGCTCTAGCCGTATCCGGCTCGGCTGCATTCTATTCTGTATTTGGATTGAGCAAATTATTTGCAGGTGCAAGCTTGCAAGTAATTATAATGGCTGGATCATTGGAATTTGCAAAATTAGTTACAGCATCTTTATTATATCAATATTGGAGTACAATAAATAAGTTTATGAGATTTTATTTATCTGTAGCAGTATTTGTTTTAATGTTAATTACATCTGGTGGTATATATGGATTCTTATCTGGGGCCTATCAAGAAACGGCAACCAAGTCAGAATTCCTAGATAAATCATTAGCTGTATTGGAAACTAAACAAGAAAGGTTTGAAGAACAGAAGACGGATCTTAATATAGAAAAGACGCAACTAAATACAACTATTTCTGATTTAAGAACTTCGCTTTCAAATCCAACTTCGGTATCTTATTGGGATGAAAATTCTCAATCAGTGATTACAACGACGTCTAGTTCAACAAGAAGAGCATTACAATCAGAATTAAAAACTACCATTGAAGATAGAGATAATATAAATCTAAAATTGGAAGCGGTAATGGATTCGGTAATGAGAATTGATACAGAACTATTAGATTTAGAAATTGGTAATGAAGAACAAAGAGAACTTGGACCACTTAAATATTTAGCAGAAACGACTGGTAAAGATATGGGTACTATAGTTAACTGGTTCTTATTATTAATAGTATTTGTTTTTGATCCATTAGCAATTGCATTAGTAGTTGCTGCCAATTTTGCATTTGCACAAATCAAACCAAAAGAAAAAGAAGTTCCATCACCACATTATTCACCTCAAAGTTACATTCCTGAACCCGAATTGTATTCAGATGAAGATGAAAAAAGAATGGATGTAATTGGACAAAATGGTAATGATGGACTGCATTATGAAGAAACTAAAAAAGATTTAAAAACAGATATATACCAAGAAAAATTAAAACCAGGATCAGATGGCCCCGGTAGAGTAGCTGGACCACCTAAAACTAAAAATTTATAATATGGCAAAGAAAAAGGTTATACACAAATTTAAAACACGAAAACGTAATGGTACAACATATATGATATGCAGAAATAGCATTGAAGATAAATCATATTGGGGTTGGCAAATTCTTTCTAAACATCCAAGATGTAATAATTGGTCTGAGGTAGGAGAAGGTGCGACAGCAGTACTATGTTATCAATGTGTTAATAAAACAGTAGGACCTCCTGATATCAGAGGAGGATATAAATCATCTGGAAGATTGCGTGGTTGGCAATTCATGAAAGAGTTTGTTGATAAGGAAGGAAATGTATTTCATAAAGGAGTTGAACAACCTAAACTTAAAGGTACATTAGAAGCAACAAAAGCAAAACCAGAAAAAAAGAAATTGACTAAACGAGAAAAAGAACAGTTAAAAACTAAAATTCTTGAACAAATGAATGTTGTAAGAGGTAATCTTAAAACAGCTGTATATAAAAAAGATATACGATCAAATGGTGTTAAAATGAGAAAGCTTGAACGTCAATTAAAAAAGTTATAGATAATTTGGTATTTTGAAAAAAAGTTATTATATTAAAGTATTATGAGTGATTTATACGACGAAAGACCAAAACCAATCAAACAAGAAACTATGCAATCAACTTTAATGGAAGAATCTCCATATACAAGGTTAAATGATATAATTGCAAATCAACTTGAAATTGAAGATAGTGTATTATATCTAAATGATGAAATAGAAGGCCATACATTGTTTGATTTAATAATGAGAGTGCGACATATATTAAAATATCGTACAGGAAAAGAATATAAAGGAACTCAAAATGATCCTTTAAATTTAATGATTAATTCACCTGGTGGTGATATTCATGAAATGATGGGTATTATTGATTATATAGAATCATTAGATGTTAAAACAAATACAATATGTCGTGGCCGGGCATTTTCGGCAGCATCTATTATTCTTACATGTGGTACTGGAATAAGGATGGCAAGTAAAAATTCTACAATTATGTTTCATCAAGCCTCTTCAATGATATCAGGTAAATTGACAGACGTTACAGCAACTGTAGACTTTGTAAAACAAGTTGAACAAGATATATACGAACTTCTATCTAAAAAAACAAATAAAGATTCTTCATGGTGGAAAGATAATATGAGATCAGATATGTTTTTAACTGCAGAGCAGGCATTAGAAATAGGAGTTATTGACCAAATAATTTAAGGAGAATAAAATATGAAAATGAAACCAATGGGAGACCATCTTTTATTAAAAAAGAAGGCAAGTGAAAATAAAACTAAATCAGGTATTATAATGTCTTCAAATGAAGATGTATATGGATATGCAGAAGTAATTTCAGCAGGAGATGGTATATTTACACAAACAGGTGATAGAATACCAATGACTTCAAAAGTAGGAAGTACAGTAATTGTACCAGCAAGATTGTTATCAGGTAAAAATGGAAACGAACTTACATTTGAAGATGAAAAATATTTACTAGTCAGAGAATCAGATGTGGTAATGGTATCAACAAAATAATAAAATATGAAATTAACAGCAGAACAGATAGTAGAAAATTGGGATAACCTAATACAGGTTATACATGATAACTTCGAAGGTGAAAGAAAAGATAAACTTATAGCAATGTATACAGATCTTGAAGATAGAATGTCAATGCAACCTGCTTCAAGTATTGACCATTATCATAATGCATTTGAAGGTGGATATGTAGATCATGTTTTAAGAGTAATTAAATGTGCTGAAAAAGTTCATTCATTATGGACTGAAATGGGCGCAGATATGTCTGGTTATACAAAAGAAGAATTAATATTTGTAGCATTAAATCATGATATAGGTAAAATGGGATTTCCTGGAGAGGGTAATGAAACATATATTCCTAATGATTCTGAATGGCATAGAAAAAATATGGGAAGGATGTATAAGGTTAATCCTAATAACCAATTTACCCTTGTAAATGATCTATCTATTTGGTTATTGCAGCATTATGGTATTAGTATTACTTGGAATGAAATGTTAGGTATAAAATTAACAGATGGATTATATGATGAACACAATAAACCATATTTCATGTCAAGAACAGCAGATTCAAAATTAAAAACTAATTTAGGTTTTGTAATGCATCAAGCAGATTGTATGGCAGCTAGAATTGAATATGAAATGTGGGCAAAAACAAAATCAAATCAAACAGCAACTGTTAAGTCTTCAATTTCAGGATTTAATAAAACTAAGAAAAAAGCTAACTTTAAAAAATTAGGTAATATAGCATCAAAAGGAGAAGCAGGAGCAGCAATGAAAATGTTTGATGATTTATTTGGAGATAAAAAATGATAACAACAATAATAATATTATCGGTGGCATTAGCAATATCAATATTTGTTAATATAAACCAATTACGTAAACAAGAGTCTCAATCAGATTACATTGATGATTTAGAAAAATCAAATGTAGCATATTATGATTTTTTAGACCAATTAAAACTTAAAGTAAATCAAGCCAACTCTGAAATAAGAAACGCAGATAGACAAGGAGCATTTGAAGCATCAGACGAAGTAGGCACATCATTTAAAATTATTAAAGAAGTGATGGAAGACCTAAATCGTGGAGTTAACTAATGAATGAACAACCTAAATTATCACCGGTAGATAAATTTTATGAATGGTTTGAAGCAGACAAACTTCGAATTGAAGAAGAAGCTAAATTACCAAAGAAGAAGCGTAGAGGTAGAAAGCCAACAAAAAAACAATATTTCACATATATAACAGATCATGCAATTGTAGCATATAATCAAGAAGACGATTATATGAAGCGCAATAAAGTATACAGAGAACATATTGATTATGCATTTAATAAGTTAGCTGAAAATATTATTCATACATTTAAATTTTATTATTTTGATGTACCATATCAAGATGTTAAATGTGAAGTCGTTGCATTTTTAAATGAAAAGATACATAAGTATCAATTAGAAAAAGGAAAAGCTTTTTCTTATTTTTCAATTATTGCAAAAAATTATCTTATTATTGCTAATAATGCTAATTACGCCAAAATGAAAGCAAGGACAGATATAACTGTTATTGACGATAGTAGAGATTTAGGTGGTGAAATGGTATATTCTGATTACCAAGAAAGTTTAAGAGATTTTACAAATCAATTTGTAGAATATTATTCTACTAATCTAAACAATATATTTTCAAACAAGCGTGATATAATTGTCGCAGATACATTATTAGAATTATTTCGAATTAGAGAAAATATAGAAAACTTTAATAAAAAGGCTTTATATATACTAATAAGAGAACGTACAGGATTAAAAACTCAAAATATTACCAAGGTAGTAAACATAATGAAAAAACATTATCAAGATATGTTCTTAAAATACTCACATAAGGGGTTCATAGGCACCCATAAATCATAGTTGTACATATTTATTTTAAAGGAGTATTACTATGCATGATGAATTTGAATTATTCAAAGGCACTACATTTTCTGATTTAATGAAAGATATCTATCATAATTCTAAAAAGAAGGATAGACAAATCAATACATTGATACAAGAATTGCAACCATTAATTAAAAATATAGGTGATGCAACAGTTATAGTCCCGTTAATAAAAGAATATCTAGATGTATCAGTTAAAAATGATGAACATTTAGTTAAACTAGCAGCAGTTGTTCAAAGATTAGTTGGCTCTGCAACTAAAGAAGGTGGCGATGAATATGGCATGTCTGAAGAAGAAAAAGCTAGATTATTACAAACTGCACAAGAAGAATTAGATGCAATACATCAACAACAAGATGAAATTAATTTAGGAGATGCTAAATAATGTCACAAGGAATAACATGGGGATTTGGAGAAGTAGTTAGTACAGAACATACATACAACCAAACAACAGGTGCTGAACAAAAAAAAGATCGAGATAAACAAGGAAAGGCCGTTGGCGAAGATCAAGCTAATCCAAAATACCGAGGAGAAATTGAAGTTACTATGCAGGCCAATCAAGGAGGCCTACCAGGTGGCGGACTTGCAGGTGATACTGTAACTGCATATCCATCTGATATTAATATTACAAAGATTCCATTAGTTGGCGAACATGTTATAATGTATCAAGGTCCAGGATCAAATATGGGGTCAGCTCCACCCGATCCAAAAACAGGAAAAAAGAAAACAGGAATAAACTATGATACAGAATGGTTTTATTTACCACCAATATCATTACGAGGACAGGTAGAACTTAATGTTAATCCAATGGCGAATGCAGGAGGACCTAAAGGTAATCAAGTAATTCAAGATGGAGAACAAAAAAGTAAAACAGAAGCTTATTCAAATGCTGAAACAGGTAATCCATCGGTAGTAAATAAAAAACCTACTGGTGGTCAAGAAGGATCTGCAAAAAGTAGAAATACATTTCCTGATTATACAAAAGGAGAATTAGCACCTGATGATATTGCAGAATTTCAAAGATTAGAACAACGTATTCTAGATTTAAATGATCCAGAAAATGAATTTTATAAATTTCAATTTGCAAATGCAGGAGGATTAGAATCATCATCTGCAGGTGAAGCTCGTATTGAACAGCTTATTAAAGAAACAGAAGATGAAATTGAAGAATATAAAGAACAGTTAATAGAACATGTAGGATACCAAGGAAAGTTTATTGAATCAGAAGGAGATATAGATACCATAACAGGATATTTAGGATTGATTCCAGAACAAGAAGCTCAGAAAAAAGAAGAAGAATCTCAACGAGAAGCGGAGATAGCTGGTAGAAATACAAATAAAAATACTAGTAATCAAAAAGGTGGAGGAAATGATAAAGCACAAAATACATTAGATACTGCACCAGGTAATGATTTTGTTGAAAAAGGATCTATCGGAAATCTACAGCCATATGAAGGTGATTTTTTATTACAAGGCAGGATGGGACAAAGTATAAGATTTGGATCGCAAACATCTCCAAAAGACCCAGAACGATATGTACAACCACAACCATGGGGACAGGGAGAAGCACCAGAGGGATCACCTATTCTTACAATTAGGAACGGCCAATCGACTGATGCGGGTGGTGGTACTGCAAATAATTTTATTGTAGAAGATATCAACGGAGATAAATCATCTGTATACTTAACATCAGGACAAAAAATATCAATAACTGTTGCAAGTCCTATATTTGATGCAATTGATAATGCAATTAGACAAGCAGATAGTCCAACATATAACGATTCAAATGGAAATCCAGTTCCATCCTGGGATTGTAACGGTATTAGTGGACCAATAGAACCAATGGCAGGAACAAATGTAACAGATCCAGTTCCAGAAGACTGTGAAAAACTTCCATTAATAGACATGACAGTAGAGTATTTTGATACTGAAAAAGGATCACCAACTCGTGGAAAGGTAATGGGAACAGATAGATTACGTATGATTCAAAAATGGCCTGTATTAGAACAATATGCTTGTATTATATTACAATTATTTCAAGCCGCGGAATCCAATGGTATTTTCTTAACATTGAATAGTGGATTTAGAGGTATTCATCAAATTAATCATCCAATTACCGGAAAGAAATTAGCATCTGGTCAATTAAATTGTAGATATTCATGTGCAATAAACAGAGGATGGGCAACGGAGGCAAATAAAAAAGATAGATCAAGTCCATTATGGAGAGCAAGATCATCAAAATTTAAACCATATGTTGCAATACCAGGATATAGTAGACATCAAAATGGAACAGCAATTGACATTAATTATAAAGATGGTAAAAATATTAATCATGGTACTGATAAACCAAAAAAAATTAAAAGAACTAAAACAACTGATTATGATGGAGTATATGCTTGGTTAATTGCCAATACATATAAATTTGGATTTGTAAGAACTGTATCAACTGAAGAATGGCACTTTGAATATAATCCTACATTGGCAGCAAAAGGACCTTTTGGAAAATTAGGACCAAGTAGTAGTAATAGATGGCATGGTTTAGATAAAGGTTGGCAAGCAGGAAAATTAGGACCTAATGGAAATAATACATGGTTTACAGACCAATCAGTATTACCACCTGGCCATCCATGGAGTGATACACCATTACCTCAAGGTTTTATAGACACTGATGATGGGATACTTGAAAATACTGCTCAAGCAGCATTAGAAATATTTTCATTTGGATTACTTGGTGATGATGATGGACTATTAGGATAAGGAGGATAAAAATGATATCAAAAACACATAAAACATCGACAAAGGGAAAAGTAAAAGTTACATCAAAAACTGTATATGATGCTGAGATTTGGGGAAGAGAAAATGTTTATATCTTTCCTGAAAAGGTATATGAAGATGGTATACGTGGTGTAATATGGATAATACCACCACCTAATATAACCGATGTCCCATACAAAGACAACCCAGGATTTCCAGGACAACATTTTGCATATGATATGGCTATGAATGCAATAGAAGATGGACATATACCACAAAACGAATATATAATATGTGTTTTACCATCATCAGAAACAGATGTTAAACAAGCTTCTGATATGGCAGTAAAGACTGGAATATTTAATTCACATGGATTTGATTATTATGATTTTATCGATCTATGTGGTTGTTGTACAGATCAAACCGGTAGAGAATATTTAAATATTATATATGCAATGGGAGATGGTTGTGGAGAAATTGATTTTAATGATGATACTATAACAAACATAGTAATGATAGATCCTATTCTATTAGATGCAGATATACCAGAAGAGTTTATACAAAATATTTCAATGATTAATAATCCATTAAATCATGATCCAACAACAGATTTAGGTTCTGCTACAATAGAAAGTCAAGCTGCTATTGCAGAACAATTACCAGATGATAATGTTATAACAACAAATGATCCAAAATTTGATTTTTTCAATTTGGCATCAATTGGTTTTGCTGCTTTAAACTTCTTAGCTGGATTAGGTGATTTATTTGGTGGATTAAATAAGGATCTACCATGGGAAGATCACAGTGAAGAACCATTTGTAACTTCTAGTGTAAGTACAAAGCCACCACCAGAAGAACAAAATAGTCCTCAATCTCCACCACAAATAATGACTCAATCTCCAGCTGATTTTCAAAGACCTCAAGTTGTCATTAATTCAGATAGGATTTTAATAAATTCAAAAGCAGATGATATAAGATTATCATCAAATATTCATATAGGATTGTCTGCATTAGAAGCCGTTGGTATTGATGCTGGTAATCATTTTACAGTTAACGCACCAGAAATTTATTTAGGACTTGGAGCAGTAGAACCATTAGTACTAGGAGATCAGTTAACAAATTGGTTAGCATGTTTAATTGATTCGTTAAGAGTATTTACATATACAAATGCAGGAGGACCGACCGGACCAGCTATAAATGTATATTTACTTGATGAATTAGCAAACTCATTAGAATCACTCAAAAGTAGGCAGAATAAGACCTTATAACAAGTACCATAATTCTAATATCTTCATATTTATATTAAAATAAATCGGAGAAAACTATGGATACGAAGAGTTTTGTAAAAATTTTACGAAAAGTTATTAGAGAAGAAGTTAGTAAGGCTGTGAAACAAGCATTAAATGAAAACACAGTTTCTGACAGAAAGGTTATTAATCATGGTATGAATTTGGCTGAAATTGCAGAAAATCCTATGCCATCAAGACCATATGCAAAGAAAAAGAAATTTGCAAAAAATTCAATGATTAATGATTTATTAAATGAAACAGCTCAAACTGGTGATTTTGCTTCAATGATGCAAGGACCTCCAGCTAGTATGATGAATGATTATGCACAAATGGGACCAACAAGAACATCTAAAATGGTTAGGCCTAATCAACAAATGACAGGTATTAATGGAGAAACAGTTAAGCCTGCAACTAAAGAATTACAAGCTGTACAAAATGCACTAATGAAAGATTATAGCGGTGTCATTAAAGCAATTGATAAGAAAAATGGTAAAATGGGAACTAAATAGTGGCTGGACCAGAATCAAAATATTTTAAAGAACGTAGAGAATCAGCATACGCAGAAGGTGGCGGTAGACCAATATACAGATATAATCCAGTTGATTTGGAACCTGATACTGCAATTGGCGTTAAACTTCCATTTAATGGTAATACTAATCCTTTTGGTTTATTGACAGATGCAGATGGATATACAGGTATTACTGGTTCATTTAGTCAATCAACAAATTCTACATTTTATCAAAATAGAATTTCTGGTAAATTTCCATTGTCATATACAACAGAAGAACAAGCATTATCAAATATGAAAAATTTACTTCTTACATATCCAGGTGAAAGATACATGCAACCAACATTTGGCGTAAGAATTAAAGATAGAGTGTTTGAACCAAATACTCCAGATTTAAGAATAGCATTAAATAAAGAAATTCAAGAAGCAATTGGTTATTGGTTACCATATATAAAAATACAGACAATTGCTATTGATAATAAAGAACCTGGATCATCATTCATTACTAATTTTTTATTTATTAAGTTAGAATTTAAGGTAACAGACCAAGGAGCTAATCAGACAATAACATTAGTGTCAAATGGAGAACAAACAACAACAGTTTCAGCAGCAGGTGCTGGAGCAGGATCGTATTAGGGAAAATAAATTATGGCAGATATAGTTAAAAAAGATATTAAATATTTAAGTAAAGATTTTGGAGATTTTAGACAAAATCTAATAAACTTTACAAAAAATTATTTTCCAGACACATATAATGATTTTAATGAATCATCACCTGGTATGATGTTTATGGAAATGGCTTCATATGTTGGTGACGTATTAGCATATTACACTGATAGTAACTTAAAAGAATCTTTATTATCATATTCAGAAGAAAGAGGAAATCTTAATGCAATAGCAACAGGGTTAGGATTTAAACCAAAGAATATGAGATCATCATTAGTTACATTGGATTTATATCAAACAGTGCCAGCAATTGGCACAGGAGTAAATGCTAAACCAGACTACAAATATGCATTAACTATTAATGCAGGTATGATAGCGCAGTCAAATTCAGGAATTAATTTTAGAACACTAATGCCTGTTGATTTTAATCATACAGGGTCAGGTACAAACGGAAGACAGGTAACAGTATACCAAGTAGATGAAACTACAGGAACGCCTACATATTATCTTATTAAAAAACAAGTACAAGCAGTATCAGGAGAAATAGTTTCAGAAGTATATGAATTTGATGAACCAAAAATTTATGATAAAATAGTTTTACCATATGAAGATATAATTGAAGTGATTGATTGTTATGATGAACAAAATAACCGCTGGTATGAAGTAGATTATTTGGCCCAAGAATTTGTTCAAGATTCAATTAGGAATACACCAGATATTGATCCAGACCTTGCAAGCTATAATAGTAGTGCGCCATATATTTTAAAATTAAAAAGGACTGCAAAGAGATTTATATCTAGATTTAGAGCAGATAGAAAATTAGAAATGCAATTTGGTGCTGGTATATCTGAAGAACATGATAGAGATTTAATACCAAACCCAGAAAATGTTGGTTTAGGAGTTCGTGGTCTAAAACGAGAAGTAGATCTATCAGTTGATCCTGCAAACTTTTTATATTCAAGTACTTATGGACAAGCGCCATCACAGACTCAATTAACTATTAGATATTCTAGAGGTAAAGGTTTAGCAGACAATGTTCCTGCAAACTCAATACAACAAATAACAGACGTAGAATATAGCAATCAAGCAACAACAGTAGAAACAATATTGTTACAGCAAGCTAAAGATTCAGTAGCCGTTAATAATCCATTACCTGCAAAAGGAGGAGGAAATATGGAACCAGTTGAAACTGTAAGGCAAAAAGCTTTAGGAACATTTGCAGCTCAAAATAGAGCTGTTACTAAAGAAGATTATATATTACGTGCATATACAATGCCTGCCAAGTTTGGTGATGTTGCAAAAGCTTACATTATACAAGATGAACAAGTAGATTCAACTAATCCAGAAGCTAAAATTGCAAATCCATTAGCAATGAACATGTACTGTATGGGATATAATTCATCACAACAGTTAGTAGCTTTAAACCCAGCAGTAAAACAAAATTTAAAGACATATATATCTCAGTTTAGATTAATGACAGATGCAATTAATATTAAAAATGCATTTATAGTTAATCTTGGTGTTGAATTTGAAATTATACCAAAACCATCATTTAATGGATCTGAAGTAGTAGTTAAATGTATAGATGCATTACGAACATTATTACATGTTGAGAATATGCAAATTAATGCACCAATTGTAATATCTGATATTTATACAAAACTAGATACAGTCGAAGGTGTACAGACAGTATCAGATGTTGAGATTATAAATTTATATGATACAAATTCAGGATATTCAGGAAATGTTTATGATATAAAAGCAGCTACATTAAACAATGTAATATATCCTTCATTAGATCCTTGTATATTTGAAATTAGATATCCAAACAAAGATATTAAAGGAAGAATAATAGGATTATAGGGAAATAAATTATGGCACAAGATCAAATATATGCACAAAGAGATGCAACAATATACGAAAAGAAAGTAAATTGCAATACAGGTATTGACCAAATACTTGAAATTGTATCTTCTAAATCTGGTTCGGTATTAGATGAGTTGTATCAAAATGGAACATATAATTCTCGTATATTAATAGACTTTACAGGAACTGAATTTACTGCCTTATCACAATCAATTGTGGAAGGAACTATTGGTTCAACATCACGAAAATTTTATTTAAACTTAAAAGGAGTGTATGCAACCGATTTACCAATTGCATATAATCTTGAAGCATATCCAATATCTCAATCATGGTTGAATGGGACAGGTAATTATGCAGACAAGCCTGAAACAAGAAATGGTGTTGCATGGTCAACCCGTACAGGATTTGATGGTACAAATCAACAATGGAACACAGGATCTGCTCATAGCGCAAATACATCAGCAGGCCTTGAAGTATCAACTGGTGGAGGTACTTGGATAACTGGTTCCGGATATGAAGCTTCACAATCATTTAATTATGAATCTACAGATGTTAGAATGGATGTGACAGATATTGTTGGTAAATGGTTAGATGGTACAATTACAAACTATGGATTCATGGTCAAATTACCATATTTATCTGAAACAACAGGAAATGAAAATTTTAATTTAAAATTCTTTTCAAGAGATACTCATACAATATATGCACCAAGATTAGAAGTTGTATGGTCAGACTTTACCGCAGCCGGTGGATCACAAACATCTGTAGTACATCAAACTAATGAAGGAGGACCAATAGTATATTTTAAAAATATAGAAGAAAAATATGCCGAAGGTTCTATAGTACAATTTAGATTAGGTGCAAGACAAAAATATCCAACTAAAACGTATACAACGTCATCATTTTATTTAGAATCAACCAAAAGATTAACAATAACAAGTTCATATTCAGTATGTGATGGAGTTACAGGAGAAACAATATTAGATTATGATGATACATATACACAAATAAGTTATGATTCAGATGGTAGTTATTTTAACTATAGAATGAATGCATTAAGTCCAGAAAGGTATTATAAATTTAAACTTAGATCAAAATATGATGATGGTACAATAAAATATTTTGATAATGGTTATTACTTTAAAGTGGTAAGATAAAATGGCAACAACTCAGTATAGAAATAAAACAAAAGCATCAGTTTCAGAACGAGTAGCTACAGATGATCAAATATTTAAAAAATTAAATAAAGCGATGAATGGTCTTGATAAACCAGTCAATCAAACAGCTACCATACAAACTCATCCTGAAGCTATTAAACCAGATGGCACAGTTGCTCAATCAGATGCTGATATCAAATTGATACAAGGCCAACCTGAACGAACACCGACTGGTGTATTAGAATATCGCGAAGAAAAAGAAAATGAAAACTTTCCTATCAAGGTATCATTACAGACAACTAAATACGAAGTAGAATCATTTTATGGAGCTATCAATGAAAATTTTGGCCACTTCTTACAAGGATTTAATCAAGAGCCATTAGTAGCACCATCTATTACAGTAACAGCTGGTCCAACATTTGTACAAGAACAAGTAGTAATAGACGGAGGTAAGCCTGAAGATATTGATCAATCAATAGAAGAATCAGAAACACCATTTAAAACGGCTGGAGAAGTGCATGGAAAAGAATTCCGAGTAATTACAGAAATAAATTCAGCTGGTAATTTTACAGGAATTTTGGCAAATGCAATGTTTATGGTATGGAAAGGAATTAGATATAAATTTTATAATGGTGATACTGATACTACTATTCCAGGAGCAGAAGTACATACTACAGAATTGACAAATGGAGGAAAAAATACTCTTACATCAGCTGCAACTAACCCAGGACCAATTAAAGGATTAACAAATTCTTATGCAGGAAGAAATCTAGAAGTATTTCTTAAAGAACGTGACATGTCATATGCTGATGTAGAAATATTACCTGCAGCCGAAGTAAATGAACTTATGGAAATATCACAAGTAGTTGGAATGGATGTTTGGGATACCATACAATGGAATAGTGCTGCAAATGATGGATTTCAATATAATCAAAATGCAGTGGTAATAAATGAAGTAGAATATGAACCAGGAGATATTATTAATCCTGCAGGAGATGACAATGACTCTCCAACAGATAGAATATTTTTACCTGAAATACATGATAGATGGACAGAATACCATACATTTGACGTAGGCAAGCCTGCTCATAGATCATTAATATATAAACCAACTGCAGATGAATTAAGAAATAAAGTATATGAAGGTAAACCAATACGAGGATATACAGGAGGAACTACAACTGGTTATTATATGATAATGGAAGGAGAGATCTATAAAATAAGCAGTGGTGGAGTATTTTTCTTAGCAACAGTAAATGAAACACCATTTAGTGTTAACGAAGAAGGTAATAATAACTATAGTGAATATCATAAAGCATCATATATTACGATGGATTGGACTGAAATAAGATATCTTGGAACACCAGGTAATAAACCAACTAAGTTGCAAGAAGATCCTTCTTTAAGAGTTAGAATGGCTCAACATTATGATGGTGGTGGATGGACCATAGATCTACCTACAGGTAAATGGAGAGCTGCAGGAACTAGTTATTCTGGATTTTCTAATTATTCTGGATTTATAAATAATGATGCATCATATTTAAATGTGCCAACAGGATTAGGTATTGAAATATATGATGATCCAGGATCAAACTCCCAAGATTTTAGTAATAAAACATATAATGGACCTGCTACAGTAAATCTAGATGGAAGTAAAAATGATGATATTTCTGCAGTTAGAGTATTTTACAATGAAGGAATTGAAGCTCCTAAAGGATATAGAGGTCATAGTGAAGTTAAAAAGTACTTTGCAGGAGAAACGTTTTATAAAAAACCACATCTTGCTGAATATAATAAATTATTTGAATAGGAACAAATGTCATTAGATAATTACATAAATAGAATTAATATTATTTCATCCACCCAACCAATGGATGCAATCCAATTACGAGCTGAAGATCAAGATGTTATAAAAAATGAAATAGTAGAAATACGTGATTTCAATGATCCTGCATTAGATGAAATTATTGAATTACATGTTTATGATTCAGTAGGAAGTTACGTAACAAGTGATCATACATCTGATAATTGGAAACATTTTGCTGACGAAGATAGCTTTGTACAATATGATATATATAAAAATTTAAATGATATTGGAATAACTCAAGGAACATTTAAATTTGTTTTAAATTTTCATAGAACATTAGTTGGAAATTCGAATAATGCTAATTTATATATAAAAGAAATATCACCTGATAGGACAGAACTTTTAGTAAAAATAGGCGATGATCATATAAAATCAGAAGCAAAGGATAAATCAAATACTAAAGAAATTGATGTAACTACGCATGATCAACTATCAATGTTTGAAAAGCGTCGTCCAGAAATATGTAATGATGATGGCTTTGTTCATTTGATGTTCATGAATATGGGTAATAACAGATTGATTCAATTTGTTAATTACAAGTATTTATTTGAAATGGAAGAATTGTATATTAAATTATATACACCATTACCAGAATCAATTAAAGAAAAACAAAAGTTTTGGATTGCACAACAAATAAGGCAGCCATATACAGATAATGCTGTACTTTATAGAAAACCAATTGAATCACCTACAACATCATTACGTGGACCTAATTTTGAAATAGAAACTAAATTTACAAAAATTAATGAAACAAATTTTGAAAGTTGGAATGATTTATTAGGATCATCTGTTGCAACATCTCAACAAATTGTAGATAGTATATTTTCAGGATCATTAGGAGGAATGGACCTAGGAATTGATTATTCAGGATTTCAAAATTTTATAAACTTTTCATCAGCAGCAGAAAGATTAAAAAACTTTAAATATAAAGTAGAGTTAATTGAATATTATAATGATCAAATAACAACTTTAAATTCTATATCTGAATCCAATGAAGTAAATGCTAATAAATCATTGTATAAAAAATATAAAGACAATGTTATAGGCGGATTTGATGGTTTTGAAAGGTATATGTATAAAGAACAAACTGGAAGTTTTTATACTCATGGAACATCTGGATCTGCAATATTTAATGATACATTTACAGTAGAACCGTGGCCAAAAATTGAATATAGAATAACAGGATCAGCTGATGGATTATATCCAGGAGCACAATATCAACTATCTCATACCACATCATCAATTGCCGTCAGTTATTATGAAGGAATTTTAGCATCTGCATCATTATGGGACACTCATAATTCAGCCGCATTAATTAAAGCTGTTCCTGAACATATTAGAGAAGATCAGAACAACCAAGAATTTGAAGTATTTGTTAACATGGTCGGCCAACATTATGATATTTTATGGACATATATAAAACATCAAACCGATGTATACAATCGCGATGAACATTATGCTCATGGTATGTCTAAAAATTTATTATATGATGCAGCTGAATCTATGGGATGGCATTTAGTAAACGGAAATCAATCAGAAAGATTATTTGAATATTTACTAGGAACTAATGAACAAGGCGAATTTGGAAAAATTAATGATCGAAAAATTGATCAAGACTTAGTATTATATGTACCATTCGATGAAGGTAGACCAGATTTTGCAAGAAAGAATTTTGTTGATTATAGTCCAAGACAAGATCAGTTATTTGATTATAATAAGCCGTCATTTGTTCCTGGAGCTCATGGTCATGGTGCATTTTTTGATGGAAACAATTTCTTGAGATATAATACACCATATGATTATGGAACTGGTGATTATGCTATTTCATTCTGGATAAAAGATCTTTATGCAGGTGGTGCATCAACAATATTTAGTGCCACATCAGGCTCTGGTGGTGGAATAGACACAGGTATTCATATTTCACCACTAGTGGGAGAAATATATTTCCAACAATATTATACAGGTTCAAATGGAGCACATACAGTAATCCTACCAGCATCAGTAGTAAATAGATTTTCATCATCTTATTTAGATTCATCATCTCCGCAAGGTCAATCAACTGGTGGTGAATCAAATGGATGGCATCATATTGTGTTTAATGTTGATAGACAAGAAAGTGCATCAGTATATGTAAATGGCGAGTTTCAAGCTGGAACAGACATAAGCATATCTGCATCAGCTGATATTGGCCCCGAATCTACAGGAGACTTTCCAAGACCAGTTATTGGAGCTCGAGCACCAACTGGAGATGATGCACCAACTAATAAATTAACTGGTTCATTGGATGAATTCCGAATATACAAAAAGAAATTAACTACATCTGAAATAGTAGAATTATATACAGACGGTGGATTATATGTAACTCAATCATCCGCAGTAACATTGGCAACACCAAAAGAAGCTTTAAGTACTCAAGTATGGAGAAGAATAGTTAACAATTTACCTCATCTTTTGAAAACAAAAGGAACATCAAGATCAGTTAAAGCATTGTTATCATGTTATGGTATTCCAGAATCATTATTATCTATCAGAGAATATGGCGGACCTAAAATGCCAGAAACTCAACCTGCAGCAATAGAAGAAAGATTTTCATATGCATTAAATATTAGTTCTGGTTCTGTGTTAAGATTTCCAAGTGATAATTATTACACCACCGCATCAGGTTGGGGCCTAGCAGCTGAACGCAATACAACATTAAGTGAAGCCCCAGATGCAATACAAGGTGGTTTACCAAATGGAAGACATTTAAATAATAGACCACCTGATACTAGAGAGATACGAATCAGGCCAGCTGGTACATCATCAATGTATGTAATATCTAGTCGAGCAATGGCATCTCCTGATAATATGCATTGGGCATTAGGTATTCAACATACCGCATCATTTTCAGGTAGCAGCGACTATGGACGATTGTTTTTCCAATATAGAGATTTAGGCGCTGACGGTTCAGTTCAAGATGAAAAATTAGGAAATGCTAATACAAGTTATTCGCCATATGTTCCATTGTATGACGGTGAATTTTGGAATATAAGATTATGGACACAGTATCCATTTATAACATCTAGTCATGACACTGCAACAGTTCCAAACATATATTTTGAAACACAAAAAGCATCAGATTATATTTCTGGAAAAATATTACATCAAGCATCAGGTTCATTGAATCCTGGATCTGGATCGAGTCCAACAAATGGTGAAGCATTACTTAAATATTGGATATCAGATCCGTCAACCAAAGAGATTGTAATAGGTGGAGCTACAGGTAGTGGATTATTTGGAGCAGCTGGAATTATAGCAGGAACCTTTACCGGTTCAATGCAAGAATATCGTGAATGGTTAGAAATACTTGATGATGATACATTTGACAAGCATACATTAAACCCAAAATCATATGTATCGTCATTATCACCATCTTCATCATATGACACTTTAGTTAGGCATTATCCATTAGGAACCAATCAAATTGCATATGATCATACTCAAACATTATTTATAACATCATCTCATCCAAATTACGAAATACAAGATTTTTCTAATCCAGATACAGATGGAGTCACTCAGCATGCAACCATGTCAGGATTTTTTGCACCAACTGATACTATAAACAATGATCATTATGACCGAGTAGATGAAACTTATTATATTCATGGACCAAGTATTGGTGGTAAAAATTTAAAATCTGAAAAGATTAGAATAGAATCAAATAAATTAATTCATCCATTGAGTAGAGAAACAAGAGGTGAAGTTAGTCAATTTGATCGAGTATCAAATGATTCCAATCGATTAGGTATTTATTTTTCTCCTCAAGATATGATTAATAAAGATATTTTTAATCAAATAGGATCTACGGCATTAGATGATTTCTTTGGTTCTGCAGAAGATCAATATAAAGATAACTATCCAAGATTTAAAAGATTTGCTCATGATTATTGGAAAAAATATGAAAATGATAATGATTTAAATGCTTATATAAGAATATTTGCTTTATTTGATTTTTCATTTTTCCAGCAAGTTAAACAATTAATTCCTGTTAGGACAAATGCAGATACAGGGCTTATAATTGAGCCAAGTGTACTAGAGAGGTCTAAAGTAATGGTAGAAGCAGAACCTTCAAGAGAAGAACTGCATTATGAGGATAACATACCAGATCCATTCCCGAATCCATTAATGGAAACATTGCCATTAACAGGATCTATCCAATCTACAGAACCATTAGCTGCAGAACCAATGCATTATACTGCATCTATTACAAACATAATTTCGCAATCAGCTGAAACATTACATTACACTGCATCTATTTCAAATATAATGTATAGCGGTTCTGGAGAAGATTTAACATTTACTAGTTCTATAAAAGATAAAATTGTAACACTGTCACCAGAATTTTTACCTGTATATTCAATGACAACTTCAAGTGTTGAAGAAGCTGATATTCTTGACCCAGGTGTAGATTTATTTAATATTAGAAGCGGCCATCAAGGTGCAATCTATCAACATATAAGCGCATTTCATTCATCTGTATACGGATGGACAACTCAATCAAGATCACCATTAGAATATTCAGCAACTCAATCAATTATAACAGAACAAAGAAAATCAAATATTTACAAGAAAAAAGTGTTTAGTTATGCACCAACTGATGATGTAACAAGATTTTATCCATTGAATGAATTTAATGGAACTCAAATATTAGACCAGTCACCAGGAGCCCGAGAACATTCAAAACAATTAATACAGTTAGATCAAGGATTACTACTTACTGGTAATGTTGCAACCGCATCCGCATCAGACTTTACATTTGAAACTATTACTCATAATAACTTTACAGGACAAGCTTTAATATTTTCTGCATCGGTAAGTGAGTCTGTTCAAAAAAGAGGTGCACAATTTGTAGAAATACCAAGATTTGTTGGAACTAGAAAAGGTCAATGGGCATTATCATTTGTTGTGAAAAATTCTCAAGCATTTACGAATCCTAATACAGCAAGCATATTGATTGGAGGTAATTATTCAACCAATGATGGTGTAGGTCCTGGAGGATCAACTGATGCAACTACCAGACCAGGTATTTGGTTTGAAGGCAGTAAAATACGTCCAAGAGATGCAACCGGCCAATATTGGACATTTAGTTCAGCTGCTATTATATCAGAACCAGCTGAGACAAATCATATTGTATTGAATTGGAACGGTTATGATTTGGATTATCCAGCAACTGGTTCATTTGAAGTATATGTTAACGGTGAATTGAAAGACACTATAAGAAGAGGTATAACAGGTGCGTCAAATTCTGAAAGATCTGGTTCATTCTATTTTGAAGCTTTAGGTGGTGCATATTATTCTTCCACCAATACTCATCAATTCTCTGGTTCATTGTCAAATGTAAGATTCTATGATAAAAACTTAGATGAACAAGAAATATCTTATTTGAATAGATATCCACATTTGAGAGCAAATAGAGATATTGATAATATATACGGTCGTGGTCGAGAAATAATGACAAGACAAAGAAGAAGTAATGGATATTCACCATTTACAGATTTAGGTTTAGTTGCAACTAGTGCATCATTAGAAACAGCCGATTATAGAGATGATGCAAAAGATTCATCATTTTTTAAAGGTTCAAAATTAACTGCACCAAACATAAATGCCCCATCAGATAATGATGTGGATGGTGAAGAAGTAATAAAAATAACAGAAAGAAATAGATATAATTTGATTTATAAAAAAGATTTACCAGATGGCGCTAATTTAGATGTTAGATAAATGGTATACTTTTCAATGATAAACATATTTATTTAAAAATAAAAGGGAAAAACTATGGGATATTTAGATAACAGTTCAATCACGGTAGATGCAATCCTTACCAAAAAAGGAAGACAATTACTTGCAAGAGGTCGTGATGAATTTAAAATTACGCAATTTGCGTTAGCAGATGATGAGGTTGATTATGATTTATGGAACCCTGATCATCCATTAGGAACAGCATATTATGGTGTTGTAATTGAAAACATGCCGGTAATCGAAGCATTACCAGATGAAACACAAATGATGAAATACAAGCTAGTTACATTACCTTCTAGGTCAACTAGAATCCCAGTAATTTCCGTACAAAATAGAAGTATTACATTATCAAGCGGTGGAACGGCATCAATTAGACCATATACAAGAAACTTTAATAGAGGTAATCAGACATTTGGTTATACTGCAATTTTATCAGATTCTGATGCAGCTTACTTAAGAGTAACAAGAGGAACAGGTAGAAGAGGTGCAGGAGCAACAGTACCAGCATTTATTGGTGATAATGAAGCAGCTCAAACAGTAACTGTTTCAGGATTATCATTTGAAATAATTGCAAAAGCGCAGCCGACCGAAGATAAAACAGCAACTGTAACAATTGTTGGAAATGAAACAGGTGGTAGTGTTACTATTAATTTAACAATTGAGAAACAAGAGCTTGAAACTACTCCTGGAGTAGCTTTAGAAGCTTTATAAAAATAGGGATAGAATAATATGGCATCAATTAAAAGAAACTATGGCGGATCTTCAATGATTTTAGGTCGTAGAGGTTTAGGTGGAAGAGGAGCTAGACTTAATAGAGCAGTTCCAAATAGATCTGTAGGTCCAAGACCAAGACCAAGACCAAGACCGACTAGTCCACTTCAAGCTGAATCTGCACAAGATATTGCAAATCAAGCAAGAATTAGAAATATAGAAATTGAAAGAAGAGCAAGACAAATTGCAAATCAACTTATTGCACAAAGAGAGCGTGCAAGGTTAGCAGCAAGAAATGGAAGAATATTTACTGAGTTTGATATTGATACTGATGTTATCCCAAATCAGCAAGAGATCGTTACTAGTGGATTATTTCCAAACAATGTTGGTAACCAAACAAGATTTTTTACATCTTCATTATTAACAGAAACTCAAAAAAGATATTACCAAGAAATATTTAATGGTGAAATGACCAGTACTAGCATTATTGCTAATGATATAACAGCATCATCAATGTTTAGTATTGCATATGGCCATGTTGGAGGGTCTGGATCTGCAGATGAAGGAGGACAAGTAAATGATACTCCATCAAGAGCAATTTATTCT